CTTTTTCAATACCTACCGCAGCAGGTTGATATTGGTCTACTGCTTCAAATATCTTTCTTGCTGTTTCCTCAAATGTCCAACGGCCATAGATAATGTTATCTACAAACCAGCCATGTTCATTTACTTTTACACAGGCTATGGATGTGTTATCTAGTCTGCTCTTTTTCTTTCTCTTATTAGCATCTTCAAAACCAGCCATATCAATAGCTAGGTAGTAGTTGCCAATGTCAGGCTCCTCACTACTAACCTTGATCCATTCTTCTTTAAAAATATCTGAGCCTTGTGCTTCAAAGGAAGCCATAAACTCTTGTCTAAATGCATAGCTAGACATAGACTTTTTAGCTACATCTATTTCTGCTGGGTCTAGTAACGGATTATCGTATGAAGTAAAATGCCATGCTTCGTATGTCTCATCTTCTTCCAAACCTGCATAGGTATACAGCTCGTAGAAGTGGTTGCGCCCCATAGGTGTACCAATAAACAAAGCACCACCTTTTTGGTCAGCAAGAGCAGGTCTTAGGATTTGTTCCCAAACTTCAGGCTTCATATCCGCGTACTCATCCATTACTAGATACTTTAATGACACACCACGCATAGTCTCTGGTCTGTCAGCACCTTTCAATGATATAGTTGCACCATTGATAAGTGTAATCTGTAGGTTGTTGATGTGACTGCTTTTGATTACTGGATGTCCTACCTCAAGTAATGCTTGCCACATAATATCTCTGGCCTGTCCTTGTGTTGGTGCTACATAGAACACATGACCAGCTTTAACCTGTAGGCCGTAAAAGATTAGTAGGTATGCAGCTAAACGAGACTTACCTGTACGTCTACCTGCTGCTACTACTTTAAATCTAGCTTTACTATCCCAGACACTTTGTTGCCAACCTAGTAGCTTAATGTTTAGATCAGTACTCACTAATATCCTGTGTAAAAATCAAGCATGGCATTTAAATAGGCTTCTCTATCGGTAGCGTATAATTCCTGAATCTCATCAGAGTTTTTAAATTTTGCAAAGTCATCTTCGTACCTAGCCACGTTCTCTACTAACGGATCGTCCACAAGTTGCATAGCTCTTGATCTGGTGTACTCCACACCACGACTGTCTACTGCACCTTTACCATCTGTAAGTCCTGTTTCAACGGCCTTGTACTTTGATCCTAAATCTTTGTATTTTGAGTGGCCTCTTACTCGCATTACTTGATTGTAAAAATCTGGGTATATTAACTGCTGAGGATAAAATATTTCAGACTGCTGCATTAAAGGATTGCCAAGTATATCTGCTGTGTAAGTGGTGTGAGGATCAGCAGGATCAAGATCAAACAATTTTTCCTTATTTAACCTAGCAGCACCAAGTCCTGAAGCAAGAGAAGGAATTTCATCGTAGTCTGGATTATGATGAGCAGACCTAATATCTCCCATATCTGGGAACGCATCATACTTCTTTAGTTTTTGGCTGTCGATAGCGTTCGCAAACGCTTTCTTATCGTCTGCTGTACCATCCACTGCAACTCTGCGTATAGTATCTTGTATGTTTTCTGGTTTAAAATCTTTTAACTTAAAAGGAACAAACAAATGTCGTTTGTTTTGTTCATACTTCATTCTAACAGTATCATTTAGTTCCGCTAGAATCTTACTGTTCATCAATCCTCTGCTAGAGATTATATCAAATGCTGTCGCTATAACTCCTGCATTAAAGTTCGAGCCACCTGAAGCAGACATTAATGCTGGCAGTAGTATCTTATCGTTTTCAGGTCTGCTTTTTACATCATTAGTTAGTGATCCACTTTTACCAGTAATCGCCCATGCCTTATTTGGGGCTTCTCTAAGAAAAGTAATACCACCTCTTGAGTTAATTGGGTACGATAGAATATCATCACCAATTTGGTATACTGTCCTATCAGCAGTTCTATCTGCAATAGAATTTATTAAGTCAGAACCTTTAGATTCCTGTAACAGACTAGATAATGGTTTTCCATCAAGTGGTAATACTATTCTATTTGGATTGTCAGATAGAATTGCTCTGTAAGTGTCCTGATAATTACCTTTTGTAGTGCTTGGATATGTATTAGAATCTTTTAAAGCTGATCCTGCTGTAGGAAATTCTGGGATGTTTCTATCTGCTGCTGTTTCTAAATACCTATCTTTTTTAGGAGCTATGTCAATCTTTCTTGTTGGAACGGCTACATCATTAGCCATTTTTGCCTTGTCTATAGCCTTAGTGATTCTTCCAAAAGGAGTTACACCAAGAGCTTGCATAGCAGCAGTGCCTACATTACCTGCTAGAATATTTGCATATATGCTGTTCCTGTCCTCAAGCTCACCTTCAGGAATATTATATCCATAGCCAAGAGCGTCAGCACCTGCTGCAACTCCTGTCATCTCTTTGACGTAATCTGCAAGCTCTAATGCAGCATCTCCGTAGTTGCCTTCTGTAAATTCATTATAAGCGTCTACTGGAAGAAAGGCTTGACCAACATCTCCTGCAAAACTAATGTCAGACGGTAGGTCGTAGGTAGTATTGTTTTGATTTAATTCTTGTAGCATACGTTGACCTTCAGCCAACTTGTAATTCTCTCTTTTATCATCTTCTTCTTTTTGACGAAGATAATCTCCTAACGTCTCTGGTAACACTGACACTATTTAATACCTATTGTAAATTTGCTATTAGGATTCATAAAACTAAGCTGTTTTGCTAAATCAGAGAAAGGATTTAGTTGCTCTTGTTGAGCTGATAGCTGTCCTAAAGACTGAAAGTCAGGATTTGTTAATAGGTCAGCGTATATATTAGCAAAGCCCATTTGCTGTTCTTGTTCTTCTTCTTCTTCTCCAAAACCAAAAAAATCTAAGGTATTGTCGTATAGGTTTTCTATCCTATCTACCTTTTTGTCTACTTTATCTTTTGCAAAGCCGTAGACTCCAGACAATAATCCTTTGTCTCTTACACTCTCATATAAGTCCGTAGGTTTTTCTAGCTTTTTTTCAATCTTATTCTGTAGAAACTTTGTTAATAATACTGGTAACACTAGTCACTCTCCAGTGGATTTAAATTTACAATTTGGCCTTCTTCTATGTCTGGCTCTTGTTCACCGATAATAGTGGTATCGCCACCTACCCCAGTGATTGTAATGTTTACTGCGGCTTTACCGCCTGTGTTCTTAGCTTCATCAAAGTAAGATAGTGGCATAATCCTATCCACTACTAGCTTCCATGCTGCTGCTTGATTCTTATGGTCATCATCTAAGGCCGCATTAAGAATAGAATCCATAACCTTACGAGACTTAGGACTAGCAAGAAGTCTAGCTTTGTATTCACGAATAGCGTCAGCATCGCCTTTAGGTCTACCTACTGCTTTACGATTTCCTGCCTTCTTTGCTTCTATGTCTTTCTTTTTAGGTCGTCCAACTTTTCTTTTCTTAACCTGATCAGACATTAGTAAATCCAAATAACTGGAGTAGTTTTTCTAGTGTCTACATGAACAAAAGTGTGAGCAATTCCAATACCAGTAAAGCCTAGTGCTAATGCTTCCTTAACAATAATCATACGCTCTGCACCACTATTAACTTTAATGTCAGCAGCTATGCCTTGTGCATGAGTACCTGCTTTTTCTTTCTTATGCTCTAGGCTATGTCTATGAGAACGATAACCTGAAGTAATAACAAAAGGAAAACCTGCGTTCTCTCTTAGAATATCAAGCATGTTTAGAAACTCAGGAGACATTTGATTCTCGCCTGTTTCTTGGCAGTCAAATTCTTCTCTACTAAAATAGTTCATTATTTTTTCATCATGTTTTTAATTGATTGAATACCGAACGATGCAGCGAATACCACACCTACTGCTGTTTTGTAAAAGTCTGGCATAGCTTCCAATGCAGTAAAACCACGCATAACAATGTCATGGTGTCCTGTAAATGCTAGGATAAGTGGTATGCTAACTAAGATAGTAAGCCACTCGTCCTTCCAAGATTTATTACTAGCTTCAGCCATAGCCTGATTCCAGTCCAGCTCACCTGCTGCAACCTTCTTCATGACCTCAGCTTTAGCCTTAGTAGTTTCTAGTTTGGCTTGGGACTTAGCTTTGCTTTCAGCTACCTTACCGCCTACCCAAGTCTTAGCTACTTCCGCTATTGGTGCTAATAACATCTGTATCATTTTTTCATAACTATAAAGTCAATAATATATTGCTCTGGTATACGAAGAATCTTTAAGTACTCCTCGTCCAAAGTATTGTAATCTCGTGCTATGTAGTAATTGTTGTCAGTTCTTTTAACGAAGAAGCCTGCTGCTTCTTGTATACAGTTATCCATTTCAGCGTCCTGCATATCATCCGCTTCGCAAGCATCATTCCACTTAACGTAGACTACTGAGTGCATACTATTC